CACAGCAACAGACTTTGTGCACAATCTTTCCGAACGGTCCAGCCATGTCGGTCCTTTACACTGTGCAGTCACCGCAGTCGATCTGTGGAAGCCTGAAACCAACAAGGATAGACGGTATTCTGCTGATCAACGTTTCCGTTCCGGACTCACCCTCACCATCGCAGCAACTGTAGGTATCTTCGTAGTAAACGGCGTCAACCTGTCGACCGCGAACGATCTGCCAAACTGGAGTCGTTACCGCTTCTTCGCCAGTACCAACTACAACAGTGTGGCCCATGTTTTTCAGCAGCACCATTTTCCCGGTTTTCAATGGAACAACAGTCGACTGGCAGTCATAGGCCAGCACCGTAATCGGCTGTGCACTTCCATCAACGCGGCCCGTCACTTGCAGTCCAGGTTCTTCGATCGTTATTGCACACCCTGTCGTGCCTGCACCGGTGACGGTGTACGTCGGACATTCAGCCGTGTCGGTTTCGTTGCTGTACGTTCCGCTCCAATCTGCGAGCTGAACTGTGTAGTAGCCCGGATTGCAGGTGCGTTTTGCTGTGACGATGCCGGGAATAATGTCGCTGCTGCCATCAAACCTCCCTATCACAGCGTCTGTGGAATCTTCGTGCTCGCCAAAGACGGTGAAGAATCCACTGCCTTCCTCAATGGTCCAAGAGTCCACCACAGGCCGGTATTGCACATTCGGTGCGGTCGGTGGAGTGCCATTCCCGAGTGCTACCACGATTCCGTAACGATATGCCCAGCCGACTCCAGTCTTCGCCGGGGTAGATCCTGCAGGAGCCGCAGCTGCCTCAATCTTATAAGGCCCATTAAACAGGAATTCCCCATCTATTGAGGTGGTCTTTTCAACCTTTATGCATGTCTGTCCGCCGACCACTTCGACACCAATCACCCGCATACAAGCATAAGGGGGAATCGTTTCGTCTTCAGTGTTCTTTACTTTTACCCGATGCGGCGAAACCTCATCAATCGGCCTGCGATGCGGGAAATTGTATTTCAACTGTGGCCCAAGCTGTTGGCGTGTCAGGAAATCCTGCCACAGCAGCCGCATTTGCTCCGGAGGTAAAACGCCGATTGCATCCATTAGCATTAACCCTTGATGTCGCAGAGCAGGTCAATGGCAGCAATTGTGGGAGTGACCGCAGTAGCGCTTGCGGCATCGTTACACGCAATCGCAACTCGTACATCAAGCGTATCACCTGCGCTGAGTGCCGAAGATGTAATCGTGAACGACTTGGCGGAAAAGACTAGCGAGTTAATTGTCATTGCTGACGTGGTGCACAGATCGGAACCGATACTGGAAGCCTTATCGAGCTTGTAGCATTGAATGTCGATCGTGCACGAGGTATCCGCGATTGTCGTGACCATCCCGGCGTACAGTGCCAACGTTACGGTTTCGCCAGCGTCGTAGCATTCAGGAAGCACAATCTGAAACCGTGCATATCGAGTCGTGGATCCAGCAGCTTTGAGATCTCCGGCCGAAACAACTGGCGGAGATGTTCCGAACGCCCCCCCCACCAGTGCAAGATCATCACTTGCCGCTGTGCCTGGGAGATTTGTGTGGAATGCGTCCCAGACTCGAAGCCCTGTCAGCAACACGGGAAACGGAACCGCAGCATCCTGCTTCAGAATGCTGCTTCGCGTCTGAGCCGACAAGCCATTTTCTTTGATTGCAAGCGTGCCGGATATTCGCACGTCTTCGAATGTCGATACCATGTGTCGTTCCTTGTTATGTTAGCCCAAGCGCTGAATATGGCAGTGATCCGTAAATTTGTGTGTATTTGAAAATTGCTTTTGATGGATCGAATTCCTGAAATCCGTCTTTATCTAGCAACACTGGTTTGGTTACTTCCTGACCTAGAGAATCCCTCGCACGAACAAACGTTTTTATAGGCGGATTTCCGGGCGTAACACTAGGCTCATACTGTGCGACCATTAACCCTTCGTGTCTCCACCTCTTGTACCACGCCTGCTCGGCAGTAGCCCCCATGTATGGCACACGAAACTGAATTCGTGCAGTGACGTCCCACTGCTCAAGGGGCTGCCCAAACTTGAATTGATTTTTCGCCGAGTACCCTACTAGCCTTGCTGTCCCAGGTGGCCATCCCAAAAACGTATCTGAGTTCGTCGCGTGCCTGTACAGCCCGGCTGTGTATGCGTTAAATAAGAAAAACTTCCTTCTGATCACGCAAACAGAATCGGACAAATCATAGGTGAGCCCTTCGATCTGCTCGTAGTTTTCAGTTACAATCGCCGCCCCGTTGTAATCTCTATCAATCGGCTCCGATGATGTCGTGTCCGTCCATTCTATGTCTACATTTCCATCGAACCTTGAGCCTTCGTATGAGACTGTGACCATCCAGAATATCGGTCCAACTGGTTCGGCATCTTTTTTTAGAACAAAAGAATCCGCACCAGATCTGTGCCGCTCGCCATAACTCGGAACTCGAATGCCCGTATCCGGATCGACGGCAGCCAGCACATCCTCTGGGCTGTCTCCCGGATCTGCTACAACCTGATATCCTTCCGTGTGCGAAAACTTCGTCGCGAAACTGTCGTACTTTTCCGACGTTCCCGATCCGCCTTCCTTTGACCACATTTGAGTGACGCTGCGTGCTACCATTACGCGATTGCCTCCAATTGCACTTTCCCCTGCGTATTCGCAGCAACAGCCTGAAGCAACCTGTTTTGATCGTCATCAAGACGGACAAGAATCTTTGGCTTTTCGTTTGGCTTTTTTCGAAGCTCTTGCAAGATCTGCTGCATGATGTCTGGTAATCGCGTACCCGGACCACGGGAGAGAAGTCTGCCTTCCGTGGCTGGAATCCCTTGCATCAAAACAGCTGGGCGACTCTTGAGATTGATTTTTGATGTAGCGGCATCAACCTCATCGCCGAGCGCCGAGCCAACGCCCAGCATTCGCTCGCTCATCTTGTCGCTAAACTCTTGCCCGAGCCTTCCGCCAACGGCTCCGATCTTGTCAGCAAGATCCTTTTCCCGTGCCGTCAATTGACGCTCTGCGATCTCTGGCAGCGATGTGAGCGAAGACTTGAAGCCATCAATCAGGCTGATGCTGGCTGCCTGTCCAAGTCCAGACATCAAGCCTTCAATGCCGCCTTCACCGCCCGAGGCAATGAACGCAAAAATCTGATAGACCATTTCGCCGATGATGCGGCCCGCGTTAGTGATGACTGCGATAACGCCGTTGAATGCGTCCTTAAACAGGTTTACGAAATTCTCCGCAAACCACATCGCATAGGCCGGAATGACTTTTGTCAGCGTGTGCATTATGTTCTCGCTGACGTAAATCATGGCCAACTCTGCTGTGGACTTTACGATCTCCCAAACATTGCCAAGGTTTGTCAGGATGACTTCGAGGAACGTAAACGCCCCGATGATCAGGTTGACGCCTTGAGTGACTTTCTCTTTAACCCAATCCATCACCGGGCCGATATTCTCCAGCACTTGCGTTGCGTATTGGGCAACAGGAATCAGCAGCGTTTGCAATGACTCTGAAAGCGTCTGGATTCCAGCTGAAACCAGAACTCGAATCGGAGCCACGATTGCACCGATCGTTTCAAGCAGATCCCCGAACGCCCCAGACGCACGCTTACCAGCACCTTCCACGGTATTCAGGTTTTGCGACTGTGCCTGCAGCCCCTGCTCAGCAATGGCCATAACAGCCGCGAGTTTTTCCTGATTCGACCGCATGAACATAATCTGCGGATTCAGCCCCACGAATGCGTCAAAGTTTCCTTCGAGTGCAGACTTAACGTCAGAGAGGGACGCTTCGAGGCTCTTCCCCGTGACGTCAGCCAGCCCGACAGCCGCCTTCGTTGCGTCGTCGATCTTGTCCGACGCGAACCCCATAGCGGCAGCCTGTGCCATCAGCCCTATCGTGGTTTCATCGCCGACTCCAGTGAGCTTTTGCAGGTCAGCCGCAAATGCCTGCATTTGGGCTGATTGTTCTTTGCCTTGCGAACTTCGGACGGACAGTGCGGATGTCAAATCTTTGACGGCTTTGGTCTGCACCGCATAGGCCGCGTTGATCTTTTCCAGCCCGCCTAATGCTGCAATTGCGGTCTTGACCAATCCGTATGCACCAGCCAACACGGTGCCAACGGCAGCAAGTCTCTTTGTTGACGCCGCAACGCTGTCTGTCTTTTGCTCCAAACGCTGCAAAGACTTTTCCACGGAAGTCATGGCAGGTTGTGCCTTGTCCTTTCCGCCGATTACAAAGTCAATGCCGTTCGTCGCCATTATGTCCGCCGTTTCATCTGTTCTTCGGTAATCTTGTGCTCTTCGCTTCTGAGCAGTTGTCTGAGTTCAAACCACCATGCCGACTGATCAAGCAATCCGCCGACAACTGGTAAATGCTGGTCACATGCTGCCACAATCTGAACGTCTGAAATCAACTCCTGCCCGATGTATTTCGATGGGCATTCCTTAACCGTGTACCAACCTTGCTCACAGTGCCGGCATCCTTCCCCGCCACATTCCGGACACTCGATCTCTGCGGGGAACTGCTCCGATACAATGTTCTGGCATTTCCCCACGCACGACTTACACAGCTCTCCGCATCTCAGGAGGGCTGCGACTCTAACTTTTTTTTATCATCAACAGTTGGCACAGTGGCCGAAATTAGAAACGTGAACACTTCCAAAAGCTCGTCAAGCGTCAAGACGTCGCCAATAGTTTCCTTGCTGAATGGGACGTCAATGTTTTCCCATCCCGTCAGGCAGACAGACGCCGCGTCAATGATGGCATCGAATTTGGCCGCCAAGTCGCCGCCATCCAGAGATCCCATCAGTCCAATTAACTTCCGCTGCTGGTTCAGCGTCGGCGCTTTGGCGAAAATCTTTGGCTGCGGAGTCTTGTCAACGTCGCACGCCAGAACCATTGTCAGCTTAGAATTTGGGTCAAGACTACGAGGCATAAACGCTTTCAGTCAAAAGCAATGGTAAGTTCGTTATCGACGCTGCTGGCTGCTGTTGCGAGCCAGGTGAGTTCGTCGGTCATCATGTCGTTTCGATTGCCCTGCTGCTTGTTCTCCAGCTGAGCTTTCGAGGCTGCAATCGTTACGGAAGCTCCGGTCGATCCAATCTGCATCGAGAACGCCTGAGCGGTCGGAGTCAGCCACAGTGAATCACGGTCCTGCGTTGCAACCAGAACGGACTCAGGATCTGCCGTAATGATCGGGGCACGATTCGTGACAAGTGCCGACACATAGCCCGAGCGGTCGGAGGAGTTGACGCATTCCCGCATGATGACGGAATTTCCCGCATCAACCTCGACCTTCGATGTGCAGAGTGCAACCGAGTTCCACGTCAGTGCCCCGTTTGCGAATCGCAGCGGAGTAGTTGACGGATATGTCGGTGAAATGATTGCTGTGTCGGTTTCGTTCGTCGAATACTTGCCAGTGAAGGTGAATTCGATATAGGCCGTCTTGCCAGTTTCGCACATGATTTTGAACGTTCCCATAGCACCGGACAACAAAGCTCGTTTTCCGTCCTTGTAGTGGCCTATTGTCAGTGTCTTGACGTTGCTGCCTGGAGCCTGTGACAGCGGGTAGAACGTTCCTGTCGTTTCTACCCAACCGCAAGCGGGGAACAGCACTGATGCCCATGTTGGCACCGTTGTGCCGTCGTACCACATTGGAAACTTGACGGTGCATGTTCCCGTCATACCCTCTGGCATACTTGGCAGATAATTGAACCCGCCTTGACCTTCCCGGCGCGTCATGGCGATATTTGGCTGAATCGTGAACTCTTCCGCGTTGAATGCACCTTCCGATGCAGACAGGCTTTCTGCCGTTCCGATTGTCGCCTCAACTTTGGCCGCAAAGACTGCTTTTCGTCGTAGCAATGGCATTGTGTGTTCCTATGTTTTGACCAGGCCATTCGCCCGGAGAATGTTGAGGTTGATTCGTCGTTCCATTTGCTTCGACAACTCTGCGTTGATCTCTTTGACCTGCGGGCCTTCCAAGTCGTTCTTTGCATAGGCTCCAAACGCTGAAACACCTTTGAGCATGACGATCGGCAAACGTTCTTTGCCAACTCGCTTGAAGGCGTTACCCTTCCAGCTCATCTTCATCACGCCCGGCCTTGGTCCCTGAAATGCTCCGTTGACTCGTGAACGCCCGCCGGTCTTGCTGATCTTGTACGAAACGCCTCGCTTGTCCTGTCGTGCTCCAAAGTGTCTAAGTCCGAGCCGTTTTGTTTTCTTCAGTGAGACGATTGCAACCAGACTGCTTTCCGTTGCCGTCGCTCGTAAACTCAGTGGCCGTTCTGCCTCATCCTTTTTCAGATTGACGGTCTTGCGAATGTCTCGCCCGACCTGCAGTTTTGTTTTCTTGCTGGTAGCGTTGATGGCTCCAGCCAGTTCTTTCTTGATGCTCTTTTTCGACTTACCGACAGCCTCCCGCAGTCGCTTCAGTTGCTTTGGCTTGATCTCAATTTCGATCATTTAGCCCCTGACTGTGTACGGGTCGTTTTCGCTGACTCGAAACGTGATCGTGAACCTAACCATCACACCCTGAATGCCGCCTGTTTCTTCAACGTACTCTTCAACTGTCCCAATCACAGTATTGATCGCCAAGTTCCCCCATGAATGCCAGTTGGTAGCGTCAGTGGCTGCAGCAATGATGTCAGCACCGAGCCGATTCTTAAACGTGTCTACCGCTGTCGTTTCACTGTCAGATGGTTTGACAATTCCGGCAACGATAGCCTCGAGGTCGTATGCCTGTGCAGGAGGATTGCCAGGGCAACACAATTCCGGATTTGGCGTGAGCACTCCCTGATGCACATTCAGAACCAAATCCTTCGGCTGCCATGTTCCGATCCGTGTTGAGCGGTAAACATCATCGAACGCCGCCGCCATTCTCGTGCGGACGTTCGACATAATCTGCTCAACAACGGGTTCGGTCATATCAGTGCCAGTACAGTCACGCCTGAATCTTGTGAGGGCATCGTCATCAGGCTGAACGTCTTCGGTATGGTTTCGCCGATCTTGCCAACCATCTCGATTTGATCCGTCCCAATGTCGACCTCTCTGGAACTGATTCCGGAGCGGCACGAATTGTTGACGCGAATCGTCGCGGTCGGCAAAACGGCATTTCCTGACGCATCAAAAATAGCAGGCGGGTTTCGTTCGACGATGGCTTGGATCGGACGCCGCCCGCCTGCTGTTGGGAGGTACGTGATTGACTCGCCGAACTGATCAAGCAGTCCGGGGAATGCAGAGGCTGCAAATTGTGAGTCAAACACGGTTCCCATTTGGTTATGCCTGCACTCCGGTGATGATGTACCCGGCTTGTGTATACAGGAACTTTTCGCCAATCTGATGACGAACACGAATCATGTCAGACCGCTTGTCCTCGTTGCGATACGACTCCACCGTTCCGGCAACCGCACTGCCGTCTTCGGACCAGTGGAACGTGCGCCCGACACACGGTTCTCGGATGTCTCCGGAATCTGCGGTCTTGCCGATGAATACCTTCGTGCGATCCCAGATCTGCGAGAAAACAGCCGACTGTCCTTCTGCCGCTGTATTCGTGCTTGATCCAGCTACGACAATCTTTTTCAGATCGAACACGGCCGCAAGCTGAGCAGTCGTCACGTCGGTGGCCTTGATCTTGTCGCCAGCACCGCTTGCGCTGATGCGGTCCAAAATCTGATCGCAGTTGCGAAGATTACGGAAAGTCTTGTAAGACATCCCCATTGTGTCTGGCCACAATCCGCAAGCGTCGTACACAGCATTCACTGCCGCTTCAACGTCTTCGATCGGCTTGGCTGTCGCCCACGTTGACCACGCAACCGAGGCAGCCGCGTTGGAAAATGTCGACGTGTTCAGCAGTGCTGTGATCAGTCGAATTTCGGTTTCGCTAAGCAGAGCACTTCGAGCCCGCAGTGCTGAAACCTGCTCTGCGTCGAAGTAATCCTTGTAGAGCTGTCTCTCGTTGTCGTCCACAGGCTCGACGGCACCGTATTCCTGTGTCGTGTAGCTCTCTGGCAAAAACGTCCAGTTTCCCGTCGCGTAGCCAGAGCCAGGAGACCGCAACGTGTTGCGTCTCTGCAGTAGTTGCTCGACAGGGATTCTTCCAAAATTTCCACTCGCCTTTGCGGCATCAAACACCGGCAAAAGCTGTTCCCAGACGAATCCTCTGATGTTTTGGTCGAGGTCAAATTCCGTGAACGAATCGGCTAAGTCTGGCCGCAGTGTGGCCAAACTTGAACTTGGGGCTGGCATTGCATTGCTTTCTTCCCGATGCAACGCGATTTATGAAACAGAAAGTAAAGTCCCCCGGCTTTGGTGGCCACCGCCACCGGGGAACGCATCGGGCTTCTTTAGCTTGCAGTTGTGATTGTGATAGCGTCGAACACGCTGCAGAAGCAGTAGACGTACCAGTTAGTTCCATCGCAGAAGACATCAACCCTGTCACCAACAACCGCTTTGGCGTCAACCAGAGTGATTGTGTCGCCGCCAGTCACCTCGAAGTCCGGGTCAGTGGCGCTGTTGACGTCCACCGTGTAGACTTGACCAATGATGATGTTCGCTGACGAATTCGCGACAATCGTGTAGCTCGCGGACTCCGGAGCGTTCGCGACGATGAACGTGAATCGAAGCCCTGCCGCAGGTGCTGGAAGCGTCGAAACAAACTCGGTCGCATGACTAAGGAAGAATGTCTTTCCTGATTCCGAAGCGGCGATGACGTTGGTTGCAGCGACAACTTCAGTCGCATCCGTGATGACAGCCCCGGTAATTGTTGGCGTTGTGACAACCGGTGCCGTCAACGTCTTGTTTGTCAGAGTCTGTGAACCCGTTTCGGTCACAGTGCCAGCGTCCAGGGTATTTGCCCCGAGAGGCATCACCTCAACGATGTCGCCATCCGCTCCGGATGCCTCCATTGCGCGGCCTTCGATGATCGTTCCGCTGTCATCTACTTTGCCATTTGCTGCAGCATACAGCACAGCGTTCTTTGCAAATGCGCCGGCTGCAACCATCTTTCGCGTACCCTGAGCACTCGCAAGGCGAACCGTGCACGAGCCTGCTGCAACACATGGATTTTCCATGGTTCCGAGTGAAACATCAGACGCACCGGCGAGCACGAGAGCGCCAGTGGTTTTGACTCGGAGGTGTTGGCCGATCGCTCCAGCGGCTGTGTCGGGCCGCGTTGCTGTTTCCCAAAACTGACTCATATTTATTTCCTCATTTGAGGTGGTTGGATTTACTTACGCCGCCACGGTGGCCGCGATTATTGAGCGTTGACTTCTGCAAGCATTGCTTGGCGAAGCCCGGGATTCAGTCGGTTAGCCAAAGCGACTGCCTTTGGCTTACTGCCTTTGCACTTGGTAAGTGCTGACTCGACAGCCTGCGACCATCGGGCCGACGCTGAAGGCTTTCCCGTCGTTCCTTTGGCTACTGGCTTTGCACCACGAGCGCGGGCTTTTGCTGACGAATCTTCTTTCTTGTCGTCGTCTTCCATGTCTTCGCCTTCGGCCTTCGCATCGGGCTTGTCTTCATCGCCTTCGGCCTTGACCTTCTCGTCTTCCATCGCCTTGCACTGAGTTTTCAACTGCTCATTCTCAGCGCGAAGGGTTTCATTCTCTTTCATCATTTCTTCAGCAGCAGCACTGGCCACGGACGCCAGAGGCATCTCGCGTTCAATGCAGTCGATGACAAAATGCGGCTTCGCTTTGGCGAGTGCCGGGAAAGCTGCTTTGATCTCTTTGACCGTAGCGGCAACAGGTTTTGACTCAGACATTGATTTGCCTTTCTTTGAGTCGTTGTCACCGCCTGAGCCAACGCCGAACAGCGCCGTAGCAACTCCATGCGGTAGGGATTCAACACGGGCGACAACTCGCCCTTTGACTGGTTTCTGAGTGATTCGATCGGCCAGCCCGAACGCCACCGCTTCAGTAGCGTTGAAGTAGGTTTCAGCCTTCAGAATGGCCTGAATCTCGTCTGGTGATTTGCCAGTTCTCTGAGCGTATCCGTTCACCATCGTTGTCTTGAGGCTCGAAATCATTCCAGATTTCTTCACCAGTTCTTCGTCGTCACCTTCGATGTTGATTCGAGGGTTATGGAGCATGAAGTATGCATTCGGCGACATCTCAATCTCATCGCCAGCCATCGCGATAAACGAGGCAATGGAGAACGCTGTTGATTCAACTGCGATCGTCTTTGGTCCCTTGTATTCGGCGAGTACGTCATGACAGGCGAACCCCTCAAAAACGCTGCCGCCCTCTGAATGAACCGAGACGCGAATTGGATCTGTTCCGTTTGCTGGAAGCTCGGACCGCAACCACGCTGCCGACACTTCGCCTTCGTCGGTTCCAATCACTCCGTCAATTCTGATTTCTTTCATTTGGACGCCCCGTCATAAACGAGTTTCTTGATCTCATCGGTCGACATTTTTTGCGTTGTGCCGTCCGGCTTAGTCACTTCGTATGACGTTTCCTTTTTCTTCAGATCTGTGTTGCCTCTTCCGAGCTTGAATCCCATTTGCTCAAGGGCTTTGTTGGCCGTGCTGATTGTCAGCTTTTCTTTTTTTGGAGGCAGAGTCACGCTGTGTGTTGCTGGCTTTGCAGAGTCACCGCCCCCCTTCTTAATTGGCGGCCCGTCTGGACCTCCGAAGTTTGGCGATCCATCATCGCCAATAAAGATCTTCCCTCCGTCCTCCGTGCTTCTCCATTGGCCCTCTTTCGCCGCTAGCGGCTTTCGCTTTCGTCGTGCGACAGGCTTTGCCGGATCTGGTTTGTCTTCCTGAGCCTTCACTGCCGCCGGATCTTGCAAGGCCATTGTTTGCCCTTCAGGCATTGGCAACGCGACGTAGTTTCTCCATGTAGCTGGTGGTGCGTTCGGGTGACGCTGATTGAACTCATCCGCTTTCTTCTGCCCAGCTTCAATTGCATATGCGTTGTCTTCTACGGTCTCATCAATAATCGTTTGATGATCCCGACCTCTGGCCGCTTGCATTCGTCGCGGGCTCGTCTG